AGGAAGGGAAGAACACGACCCTCAAACCTGAGAGAACAAGTGGATCCAGAAACAATGTTACTTTGGAGAACACCAGACGCAAATTGTATGAGAGGTCCAGCATCGGAAAAGAGAATGAAGATGAAACTAGAAAAGAAATTACCAATCAGCATCAACGATCAAGTAGCATATCGTGGGGATCGTGGCAGTCTGAACCCAACGTGGGTAGAGTGGCTAATGGGGTACCCCAAAGGGCACACAGACTTAGGGGATTGGGAAATGCTATCGTGCCACAAATCGCAGAAGAAATAGGAAAAGCAATATGGAAAACACTGAACCCAAGTTAAGAATTCTTTCATTAGGAGCTGGTGTACAAAGCTCAACAATGGCCTTGATGGCAGATGCAGGTGAGTTTGGTATAAAACCTGATGCAGCTATATTTGCAGATACAGGTTGGGAACCTGAACCTGTTATAAAACATTTAGAATATTTAAAATCTGTTTTAAGTTATCCTGTGTACTTGGTTAAAAAGGGTAATATCCAAGACGACATACTCACGGCTCTCGCACCAGGCGGTAACCAATTTGCTTCTGCACCTTTCTATACTTTGAATGATCAAGGTAAAAAAGGTATGGGTCGAAGACAATGCACAAGAGAATACAAGATAACTCCTATCGCAAAAAAAATTAGAGAGTTGTGTGGTTTAAAACCAAGACAAAGATTTCCAAAAACAGAACACGTAGAAGTATGGGTAGGTATATCTACCGATGAAATAATGAGAATGAAACCATCAAGATTTTGGTGGCAAAAAAATGTATGGCCTTTGATTGATAAAAAAATGTCAAGACAAGATTGCTTAAAATGGTACGAAGGTAAGGGTTTTAAGATACCTGTTAAAAGTGCATGTATTGGTTGTCCATTTCATGATGATAATTTTTGGTTAGATATGAGAAACAACCGACCAAAAGAGTTTGCATCTGCTGTAGAATTTGATAAAAAGATGCGTATGCATAATCCTAAAGTCAAAAACTTTGTACATAGACAATGTGTTCCATTAGATGAAGTAAAGTTTAAAAATGATGACGGGCCAGATCTGTTTAATCAAGAATGCGAGGGCCTTTGTGGAGTTTAGACATTTAATAATAAAAGCGTTAGAAGATAAATATAATGCCGAAGTATCAGAAGCTCATGCAACAATAGCTATATACCTGAGTAAATCAGTCGGAATTGGAGAGCACCCTCAACATGTTGAGGAAGTTGATAAACAAATTGACAAAATTGCTCAAGCTGAAGAGAAATTAAATGTGTTACAAAGATTTAAAATATGACAGACAAAGATATGTTTGATGATGTTTTTCCACAAGATAAACAGGTAGGTGGGAATCATTACAAAGATTTTCACATACAGCCTTATGAGTTTATTTCGAAGAATAATCTTTCGTTCTTCCAAGGGAACGTCGTAAAATATGTTTGTAGATATTTAAACAAAAATGGAATTGAAGATCTAGAAAAAATTAAACATTACTGTGAATTAGAGATAAAAAAACTGAAGGATTTAAATGACAAACGTTATAAGAAAAGACATAACGGTAGCAAAACATAAATTTAGAGTAGAAATTTACCCGCAACTTACAGGTGTTGAAGATGTTTCATTTGAAATTTACCCTGAAGATTACAATGCAGCTCTATATGCATTTAGTAATAAAGAAAAATTAAATAGATTAATTAAAGAAAAACATATATACGAGCCAAAGAAATGAGTGGTTTACAATTTACATTTAATTTTAAAAAACATATTTGGGCATGTCCATCAGAGTATAAGGATTTAAGTGCATACGATGAGATTGCAATTGATTTAGAAACAAGAGATGAGGGTATTAATAATAAACTTGGTGCAGGTTGGGCAACTGGTAATGGTTATGTTATTGGTTTTGCTGTAGCTGTAGAAGGCTGGCAAGGATATTATCCATTCAAACATGAGGGTGGTGGTAACATGATACCTGGACAAGTTTTAAATTACATGAAAGATGTATGTAAGACACCAGGTAGAAAAATATTTCACAATGCACAATATGATATCGGTTGGTTAAGACAAATGGGTATCGAAGTAAATGGTGAAGTAGTAGATACAATGATTACAGCAGGAGTTATTGATGAGAATAGATGGTCTTATAGTTTAAATGCATTAGCAAAAGATTATCTTGGTGAGCTTAAGTCCGAATCAGATTTAAAAGAAGCAGCTAAAGATCATGGTATAGATCCTAAAGGAGAGATGTGGAGATTACCTTCAGAGCATGTTGGATTTTACGCTGAACAGGATGCACGTCTAACGTACCTGTTATGGCAAAGATTTAAGCCTGAATTGAACAAACAAAACTTAGAAACAGTGTGGAATTTAGAAAATAAACTACTTCCAATACTTATTAAGATGAGAGAGAAGGGTGTAAGAGTTGATGTAGATAAGGCTCATACACTAAAAAAAGAGTTCCAAGCTCAGGAGAAAGAGTATCTTTTAAAAATAAAACAGCTAGCAGGACGAGAAGTAGACATATGGGCAGCACGACAAATAGGAGAAGCCTACGACCGACTCGGCATAGATTATCCACGTACTGACAAAACTCATGAGCCATCTTTTACATCCAATTGGTTAGCTAATTCGAAACACGAAATATCAAAATATATAGCACAGGCTAGAGAGATCAACAAGTTTCATGGTACATTCCTGGACTCAATTTTAAAATACGAACATAATGGGAGGATACATGGCGAGATCAATCAGTTACGTAGTGACAGTGGTGGGACTGTTAGCGGCCGTTTGTCTATGGCTAATCCTAATCTTCAACAGTTACCAGCACGTAACAAAGATTTTGGACCAAAAATCCGAGGTCTCTTCTTACCAGAAGAAGGTTGTAGATGGGGAAGCTTTGACTATAGCCAACAAGAACCACGAATGGTAGTGCATTACGCAGCCTCTATAGGCGACGGATACGAAGGTTCTAATGAACTTGTAGAGGCGTACGCTAATTCAGAAACCGACTTTCACCAAACAGTAGCAGATCTAGCAGGAATAGAGAGAAAGCAAGCCAAGACAATAGGGTTGGGATTGATGTACGGAATGGGAAAAAATAAATTAGGTATATCGCTCGGCTTGTCAACAGAAGAAGCATCAGCATTAATATCCAAGTATAATCGTAAAGTTCCATTTGTTAAGTTATTATCTGATAGATGTATGCAAAAAGCAAATGATGAAGGCGTAATTAGGACAAAAAAGGGTCGAAAATGTAGATTTGATATGTGGGAACCAAGAGATTTTGGTATTCATACACCAGAAACATTTGAAAACGCTTCATCTAAGTATGGTAGAAATAACATAAAAAGAGCTTTTACATACAAAGCTTTAAATAGACTAATTCAAGGGTCTGCCGCAGATCAAACTAAACAGGCAATTGTAAGCTGTTACGAAGCAGGATATTTACCTAAAATACAAATACATGATGAGTTATGTTTTGATATAAAAAACGAAAAAGAAATCAAAGCTATAAAAGAAACTATGGAAAATTGCATGGAGTTTAAAGTTCCTAGTAAAGTTGATGTAGCATTAGGAGATGACTTTGGACAAGCTTCATAAAAATCAAATAGCAGGAATAGGTACAGTTATCTGGCCACATTATATGGTTTTCAAAGAAAGATTAGTTTTAAAAAAATTTGATGATATTAAAATTGTACATTGGGGACGTGCTACAAAACAAAATGTGTGGGAAGATGTTCAGAAAAATGGTCTGTTGTGTCCTTTGGTAATAGATAGAAAAAATCAATTACGTGATGGCAATCATCGTTTTAGAATGATTTCAAAAGAGGGAAATGGTAGTTTTTTTTACGATGCAAAATCAGATGACGAAGTTAATTTTTTTTCTATGTTAAATATACTTTGTTGGGAGTTACACCCAGACATGACACAATTAATGGAAAAATTGTGGGAAGGTAAAATTAAAAAATATACAGAAAAGGTAACTCACTTATTTACTGAAAACGTAAAAACAGCTAAACTTTGATTTATAAAATTAATATTAAATCACAAATTATTAAATTAGTAGATGACATAATAATAGATGCTTTGAAAACAAGGCACGAACAAAATTACAATTTTGAAATTTTTACAAAACATAAAGAAAAACTGTACAATATTTTTATTTCAGAAAGTAAAAAGGTTTTAGATAAATTTACACTCAAAGATAATAACTTTAAACTCTGGTGTTATTACACTGATCAATCCTATCATAAGGGAGACACATGGCATAACCATATAAAAACTTCTACTATTAATGGTGTGTTGTACTTGAAAACTGTTAAAGATACAGGTATAGAATTTAAAAACAAAGGTGATCAATTTTATATTGAACCTGAAGATTTTGATTTGTTAATATTTCCTGATTACCTAAATCATAGACCTCTTAATTCGAAAACTGAAACAAGAATATCACTCAATATGGAATTAAGATGTAATGAAACTTCCTCTGATATTTTTAAAAGAGGGCATAAGTCCCCATACCAAATCAATGATTTTTGAAAAAAAATATAAGACTAGTTATTAACCAGTCTTTTTAAAAAGTCGCTCAGCGTCTGTTACGCTTTGCTCGTTGATCTTAACTTTAAGACCTTTGATTTCAATATCGATCCACTTCATCTCAGGTGTAACCCTACCCTGTGCTAATGCTTGGGTTGCCCACTTGGACTCCAGCTGTAGCTTCTTCGATATTAACTCCTGTAGTGCCATCTCTTAGCTCCTCATAAGTTATATGGA